CTCAATTATATGTATTTAAAGAAATAGAAAAAGAGCAGATAATTGAAGCACACGGAAACAAATTAAAGCAAAGCCGAGACGAAGGAAATTACGAATATTGGTTTAGCGGTTTAGATTATTATAATAAAGCATTTAAAAAAACGGACAAATGATAGAACTAATAAAAGAAATAATAGAACAAGACGGACTTGCACAAAAAAACCGAAAACGTGAAATAATACACAGGCGCATTTATTTGTTTAGTCAGCTTCGAAAAAACGGACACACGTTGCAGGAAATAGCAAATTTATTTAAGATGAACCACGCAACAGTTTATCACGGATTAAATACATTTAAAAACTTAACTGAAACAAATGACAAGTATTTAGAACACGACACGCAGTATTACGAACTTCTTTTTAGATTAAATAAACCAGACGTAGATTTAAGAAACGAAATAAAGTTAGCAACTAATTTAAGAGCGTTAAGAAAAATACAGGAGCGAATAAAAAATAATTTATTTTAATTCGTGTTTATGTTAAATTAATTATTAAATTTGCAACTGTACTGGTCTAACATTATAAGTACAAAAGGAATTATTGCCCTTGTTTATGAAGTTGAAGTTAGACGCAACGGATTTTACAGGGGTTTTTTTATTTAAAAAATTTAGTATGGCTGAAGAAAAAAAAGGGTTTATATTGTATAGTGACATAATACATACAATAGAAAAATTAACAGACGAACAAACGGGAAAATTGTTTAAGCATATTTTAAAATATGTAAATGATTTAAACCCAGAATGCGAAGACTTAATAACGGAAATTGCATTTGAACCAATTAAACAAAGTTTAAAACGTGACTTGTTAAAATGGGACGATAAGAAACAAAAACGAAGTGAAGCAGGAATAGCAGGAGCAACAAAAAGATGGCAAAATATAGCAAACGATAGCAAACGCATAAAACCGATAGCAAACATAGCTGTAAGTGTTAATGATAGTGTTAATGTAAAAGATATATATAGGAGCTTCGCTCATTTGTCTATTTCTGAAGACGAAGTAAAAAAGTTATTAGATAAACATACAATTACACAAATAAACAACGTTTTAAACGACATTGAAAATTACAAGCAAAATACTAAATATAAAAGTTTATATTTAACGGCTGTAAAATGGCTACAAAAAAACGAACCAACTTCCGAAGGTATTTCACCTGAAGAAATAAAAGCAAGAAAATATGGACTTATTAAATAACGGAAGTGCTTTAGAGTATTTATTGAACTACAGGGACGGCAAAATTAAACACGGATTAGAACTTGGAAATGGACTTGATGACTATTTAAAATTTAAACGTAAACAAGTAAACATAATTTTAGGACACGACAACGTAGGTAAAACTTATTTTATAAATTGGTATTTTTTAGCACTTGCACTTAAACACAAATTAAAGTTTATAATCTGGAGCGGTGAAAATCAACACGGACAAATTTTGCGAGACTTAATACAAATGTATGCAGGAATAAATTTCAAACAATTAACCCACGATGAAATTAGAAACTACAGCGCATATTTAGAGCAATACTTTACATTTGTAAAAAACGACCGACTGTACAAACACGAAGAATTATTTAACATATTTAAAGAAAGCGAAGCAGATGTAGCACTTATTGACCCGTTTACAGGTTTAGACAGGAATATGACTTACGAAGGCAACTACCAATTTATGAATGCTGCAAGAGAATTTGTAAACAAAACAGGAATGACAATTTACATAAACACGCACCCGAATACTGAAAGCGGAAGGAGTTCAAATATTTACGCAGACGGAGACTTTAAGGGACATTTAAAAGCACCGTTAAAAGACCACGTAGAAGGTGGCAAAGCATTTACAAATAGATGTGACGATATGATAGTAGTTCACAGACTAATAAAGCACGATGTAATGAAATATGTAACTTGGGTTTCAACTGAAAAAATTAAAGACGTAGATACAGGCGGTAAACACACTGGACTAAACGACCCTGTTTATTGCGAATACAATTACGGATTAGGTTTTAAAGTTTACGGAAAAGACGTAATTTCGGAATTTAGACCAACAACAAAAACTAACTTAAATATTTTTTAAAATGGAACTTGACTTATTGAGCAGTAGAATAAACTTAAACCACACTTGTTTAAAATTACAAGTAAGCATTGAAGACATAAAAACGAAACACCCTAACCGAACTGATTTAATAAGTTCAATGGAGCAAAGTTTACACGAAATAAAAAAAGCAATGTTAGTTTACCAAACGTTAGAAAAAGAGTTTAGAGCGACAAGACAAATTAACTTTGATTTACAACACATAAATTTAGAGTTAAAACAGGATGTAAAAGACTTAAAAAAAATAATAGAATTTAACAATATAGACTTATGAACGTAGTATCTTTATTTAACGGAATGAATACAGGAAGACAAGCACTTGAAAACGTAGGAATAAAAGTAAACAAATACTATTCAAGTGAAATTAAACCGTATGCTATTGAATTAACGCAACATCATTTTCCAGACACAATACAAGTTGGAGATGTTACAAAATGGAAGGAATGGAACATTGATTGGGAAAGCATAGATTTAATATTAAGCGGTTCACCTTGTCAAGATTTATCAGCAGCAGGAAAACGAGCAGGAATAAACGGAAGTAAGTCAAGTTTGTTTTTCGTGTTTGTAGAGATTTTAGAACATATAAAAAAACTTAACCCAAAGGTTTTATTTTTACAAGAAAATGTAGGAAGTGCATCAAAGTTAGACGTAGGTATTATGAGTCGTGCTTTAGGGGTTTACCCTGTTAGAATAAATTCAAAGTTAGTAACAGCACAACTGCGAGACCGATACTATTGGAGTAACATAAAAACGAGAGAAACTATGTTTGATATTGTTACTGATATTCCACAACCAAAAGATTTGGGAATAATGTTTAAAGATATTGTTACCGGCGGTCGTGTTGAAAGAATAAAAGCAAATTGTTTAATGGAAGGCACAATTTCAAAACATAATTTTAAAGATAATTTAAGTGATAAAGCACAAAAATATTTAAGGTCAAGGGGTGAAACAAATAATTTTATTTCTTTAATTTATGTTGATACCGACAAACACGTTTGTTTAAAAACTTGGAATGGAGACGGCTCAAAACAAGAATATTTAAAACACCGAAACGAAACAACAGGAATGTTAACTTTAATACAAGAAAACGAAATAGTTAGAACAGTAAACAAAATTGAAATGTGCCGTTTACAAGGTTTCCCTGATGACTATTGCGACATTTTAACAACAGCAAAGGCAGGAAGTTTACTTGGTGATGGTTGGACACTACCAATAATTGAACACATTTTTAAATTTATAGAACGATGAAAAACACGAAGAAATGTTTTAACTGCAAAGAAGAATTTACACCGTTCAGCACACTACAAAAGTTTTGTTTAAAAGACGAATGTATAAAAGCAATGGTTGAAGCGCAAAAGTTAAAGGAATGGAACAAGAAGAAAAAGAAGTTAGTTGAGAACTTAAAAACTGCAAACGATTATTTAAAAATAGCACAACAGGTTTTTAATAAATATATAAGGCAACGTGATGCTGGTCTTAATTGTATTTCTTGCAATAAACCTTGTAAAAAAGAAAACGCAGGACATTATTATTCGCAAGGCGGACACTCAAATGTTAGGTTTGACGAAGACAATGTACACTTACAATGCGAAGCGTGTAATACTTATTTAAGCGGCAACCTGTTAAACTATCAAATAGGTATAAAAGAACGAATAGGATCGCAAAGATTAATGGAACTTCAAGCAAAAGCACACGAAACAAAAAAATGGAGTAAAGACGAATTAAAACAATTAATAGAATTTTATAAAAAAAATATAATAAAATAGTTATTTATTAAATAATTCTTTTTATATTTGTATCTAATTATTAACTTAAAACAAAACACTATGGAAACAAATGAATTTATTAATGATTTAGGAACATCTGATTATGAAAGTTGGATGCTTGTTCAAAAAGCACATTTAAAAAATGCTTACAATGAGAAAATTAAGGAATGCGGATTTAACAAACAATCTGGATATGTTTATATTGCATTAGAAAATGGAATACAAATTGCCTCTTGTTTTGGTCAAGACGTTGAGTATATCAAATACAATTACAAAACAGATGAAGAATTATTTTATGAAGAATATACGGAAGCATTAAACAATTAATTAATAAAAACAAAAACTATGAAACATTTATTTAAAGCATTAGCAGAGTTCCAACAAGAAGTACCAGTAATCCACAAAGCAACACAAGGTTATGGATACACCTACGCAGACCTTCCGAAAATTTTTGAAGTGATTAACCCGCTACTAAAAAAACACGGTTTAGGGTTTACACAATTACTTAATTCAAAGGAAGGTGAAAACTATTTAGCAACAATTATTTTTCATGTTGAAAGTGGTGAAAGCATGGAAAGTTTAACTCTTATTCCACAAGTAGAATTGAAACAAATGAATTTATATCAAAGTTTTGGAAGCGGTTGCACCTATTTTCGTCGTTACTGTTTGAGTTCGATTTTGGGTATTGTGACGGATAAAGACACAGACGCAAGTGGTGAACAAGTAAAACAAGAACCAAAGAAACCAGCTATTGACAACGCACGTTTTCAAAAAGCTATTGACGCAATTAGCAAAGGAGAATATACAACTGAGGAGCTTACAACAAAGTTTTATTTGACTGAAGCACAACTAAAAATAATAACAGTATGAAAATACGTTGTTCAGCATTGGGGCGGTTGATGACCGCTCCACGCACCAAGACCGAGACATTAAGCAAAACTGCAAAGTCTTATATTCAAGAATTGGTATTAGAGAAGAAATTCGGCATTAAGAAGGAATTTAGTTCACGTTACACGGACAAAGGTTTGCAATGCGAGGATGAAGCAATAAATTTAGTAAATGATATTTTAGGATTAGGATTTATATTTAAGAACGAAGAACATTTTGAAAATGATTGGATAACTGGAACTCCAGACGTAAACACGAATGAAATTTTATTAGACATAAAATGCAGTTACGAAGCACACACGTTTCCGTTCTTTGAAGACGAAATACCTACAAAAGACTATTACTATCAATTGATGGGTTACCTTTGGCTTACGAATAAAACCGAAGCGTTGTTATGTTATTGTTTAGTAAATACACCTTTAGAAATAGTTGAAGATGAAGTAAGGCGAGAACACTGGAAACATTTTAAAATTGACGAAGACGCAGAAATTAGAGAATATGTAGAAAAGAAACATAACTTTGACCATTTACCAGAACAAACAAAAGTAAAAGTCTTTAAAATAGAACGTGATGAAACTGTAATTTGGGAAATACAAAACAAGGTTGAAGAAGCAAGGATTTATTTTAACAGTTTAATTGAAACAATATGAAAGAAAAAACAATAGCAATTATTATTTGGATAGCAATTTATGGTTTTGCTGCCGTTGGTATTTACAATTTATTTAATTGGTTGATATGAACATACAAATACAAGACAAAAACGTTTTAAGCGTTATGGCTAAATTTAAAGAACGTTCAGAAGCTGGAATAAAGAAATACAACACAACGCTAGAAAGAACCGATTTAAGCACGTTAGAATGGTTACAACATGCACAGGAGGAAGCAATGGACTTTGTTCTTTACCTTGAGAGATTAAAACACGAATATAAACTAAATAAATAAAAAACAAAATGGAAACAAGAAACAACACAGGTGCAATTTTTAAGAACGAAAACAAAAAAGCGGAAAATCACCCAGACTACAAAGGAAAAGTAAACGTAAACGGCAAGGACATGGAAGTTGCGTTATGGATGAAAACTTCAGCAAAGGGAGTTAAATTTATGTCAGCAAGTTTTAGTGAACCATTTGTAAAGAATGAGCCACAAATAAAAAATAATGAGCCACAAATTCAAACATTGGATGTAAACGACGATTTACCGTTTTAATGCAATTAACCGACAAAATACAAATAACTAACGAAGACAATATGCTTTTAATGGCACG